TCTACTTGGAACGTATTGTCGCCAGCAATCGAGGAGACGTCGATCCACCCGCCAAACTGGAGAATCCGGGCCGTGGTCGTTGCGTAGTCGATCTGGCCTGTGGTGCCTCCTTCCGTTATCGGGATGATTAGCTCCGTGGCCCAGTCCGTGGTAATGTACCCTGTGGCCGAAGACTTATACGCGAATCGGTAGGTTAAGTCCGACGCTGACGTTGTGTAGCCCCGGATACAGCCGTAAATCGCGTAGTACCCGGTCTGGTCAATCGTGACTGATAGAGCCGTGTTGTAGTTCGTATCAGTGGTCGCATAGATGGTGGAAGCCACATGCCCGATCAACGGTCCCGATGCCGGGGCGGCGAAGGACCACTTATTGTTGGTCCCGTCCCATGTCAGTACATCGCCGTCCGCCGGAGGTGTTGCCTCATCCACTCCGTACTCCCGGGTTGCCCGGCCGGTGTATTCTTCCACACCGGCGAAACCGTCCCGGACCAGTTTCCGAAACTCCTCCTCGTTCAGCGCATCGTAATTCGGAAGCGCGAGTGGGAACTCCGGTATAACTATTCTATTAGCGCCGGCCACGAGGGACAACCTCCAGCCGTGGGATACCATACCGCCAGCCCACGGCGCTTTCCTGCTCGATAGCAAGTCTGACTTGTCTTCCGGTCAGTCGAACGTCGCTCAGGGAGCCGACAGTCACAACCTGAGATCCCTCCGTAGCCGTGGGGTACAGGCTCGCGTAGACCGTCAGGTCCACATCGCCCACCGTGTCCTCGTCGGGGATGTATCGGCGCACCGTCATTACGTTGTCGCCCGCGCCAAGCTCGATGGGTCCGCTTTCCGCGGCCGGGATCAGCGCCGTGGTGCCGTCCTCGTCGTACATGTCGGTGCCGGTCTCGTGGTAGACCGCCGCGCCCTCGCTGTCGAACATGACCGGCAGGACAAAAGCGCCGCGGTCGATCCCATCTGTACGAACCAGATCCCATGGACCACTCCAATGGTTCTCCAGATAGTTGTAGGTCACCACCTTGTCGTTCTCGCCGCCGCCCCCGGATGTGGGATACGCGAACCAGACCTCGTTGTGGTCCGTGTTCGCCCATGCCGCGACCTTGCTCTTCTGGGTTGGAGACAGGTTCGGGAAAATCTCGTCCTCGATAGGGCAGGGCAGCGGACGAACCGAACCGTCATACATGAAGAAGCCGCGGTTGCCCATCCAGAAAAACCGATTGTCCACGCTGGCCTTGGCGCGGCGGGAGATAATCCCGCAGTTGGCGCCGACCTGAGCGAAGCTGTAGACGAGCAGTCCGCCGATATAGCGCATGGCGAACAGGTCGGTCTCTGTCCAGATCAGGGTCTCGTTCCGGCCGCGCGAGCCGCACATGATCGCGCCCGTGCCCGGCAGGATGAAGTCACCAGCCTGCGAGCCGCTGGCAGCGGGGTTCCACTCCGTGTAATCCTCCTGATCGCACCATGAGAGTTGCCGAACGTCCGGAGTGGATGGGGCGGCATAACTGCCTCCGCCCAAGGCCACAACGAACCGCTCTGGCGTCACCACAACGCCCTTGTTCCCTAACGGTGCGCTGGCGTCGACTACGGTCAGGTCGTTCGCGGGATTGAGATCCCAGTAGTATATCTTCCCGTCGCTGAATGCACATGCTATCAGTTGCTCCCCGAAGTTGTCGAACTGCCATGAGTTGGCTTCGACCACCGTCAGGCCACCACCACCGCCTGAGCCGATATTGTACAGGCCGGCGTTGTAGTTGCCTCCGTTGTAGAGACCGCTGGCGGAGGTCGCGCTTTCCGTACCGGCCGTGAAGCCGGACAAGGGTGTGATATCCGTGAGGACGCCGGCGGAGAATCCGTAGGCTTTGTTGTAGGTGCCGGCAGCGAACCACGCGCCGGCATCGTTGTCCTTCCAGCCCAGCGCACCGCGGATGGGATCGGTCATGTCTACTGCGGCATCGCTGGAATCCACTACGGGCGTCCAGCCACCTATGGGCTGCATAGAGCCCTGAGTCCAGCGCACGAGATTGGCGGAATACCACCGACCCGCGTTCTGGTATTTGGTCCCGTTCCGGGATACGCCCGGTGGGAGTTTCAGCGGCACATAAGGCATGGCTTATTGATCTCCCGTTTTTTCAGTAGCTACAGCTTCTGGCTTGAACGTGGCCCGCTTGCCGACATTGCTGGCCTCGCCTATACCTATGGTTGTGGCGAGCGTCCCTAGGAGGAATGTAAGCCCCGCCGGATCGCGACCGGCCACCCAGCCGCCCAGAGTCACCAGCACGGCGACCGTGAAGAGTGTCAGATTCCAGAGTCGGACGATTCTAGTAGTCGAGCGCGAGGCAGCCAAGTGGGTCCTCCTGTTGAGCTTCTTGCACCACCATGCAGCGCACGATGGCAACGTCCCGGGCAATCAGGTCAAGTTGGGTCTGCCGGACGATATCGCCCTGTTCGATCAGCGTGATTCTGTCGTCTACCCCAGTAACATATTCGTGGATACCCACAACGCCACCTGCGACTGTGCCCATGGCCGCCCCCACGACGGTGAGCAACTTGGCGTGTGTGTTGACCCACGCTGATAAGTACACGAGCATACCCCTCCCCCTTGCCTAGTTATCAAGCATCTGCGACGGCCCAAGCTGAGTACAGGGCACCATCGTAGTGCCGAACCGCGAACGAGTTACCTGCGGTGTTCCATACGGTCAGCGTGATTGCGGTATTTCTGGAGGTGGTCGCTGGCGCCAACGTGCCCTGCACCGTGGACCCCCCGTCGTAGCTGTATTCTATACCTGCATCCCGATCTCCGTTGACCCAAGTAAACCCCACCTTGGTGCCGTCATACAGAAACTGCGTCACGTTCGTGGGCGGCCCGTCCGGCTGGTTGCCCACGTAGGTGCCGCCCGCGAACATGAGTGCCATGGCCGGGATAGACACTAGCTCGCGTCCTCGATGGAGCGGGTGCCGTAGACCGTTCCCGCAATGGCGGCGAACACGTAGATGTCCGTACCAAGCACCGTCTGCGTCGGCGCGGAGCCGCTGGGCCAGTTGATCGTCGCCGGCCATGTGACCGTGTACGACCCGTTGTTGACGAGTCGCACCACGATGTACTGGGCGCCTGTGCCCGGCACGTTCAGGAACGTGAATGTCGGACTGGCAGACAGCGTCTTGGTGAAGCTGTTGCCGGAGGACCAGTCGATTGCGACGGCAGAGATAGTCTCCACGGGCTGAGTCACTACATCCGTGGTCAGCGCTCCGGTCATGGTCCCACCCGTCCTCGCGAGTGCCGCGGTAGCGAGAGTGTCGGCCGCGTCGAGATCGCCGTCGATGTCCTCAAAGGCTGTGTTCAGAATGTTACCCCAGTCGTTGAGGCTGCCGTTGATGACTGGAAGTGTCCAACCGTAGATAGTTGTCGCCATGGTTCCTCCTAGACGTCCTCACCAATGATTGACCGCGGTCGTGGTGTCAGTGACCCGCTGTAGCCGCGATTCTTCTTGTTCAACTCAAATTCGTCAGCGGCCTGCTCGTACTCATTCTTCCACAGGCCGACCCGCTGGTCCTCCTGCAGGAAACCTTCTGCTGCGGAGAGACTGGCCCAGAGGTAAAGGTCTGGGGCCTGCTCCAGCAGCCAGTTGCTGGTATTGGCGTCGGACAGGTTGGTAAGCTCCGACTCGTAGGTCATCCGGAGCGCGTAGGTGCCGCTGGGCTCTGGAGCGAACCGGAGATAGTGCTGGCTCGCGTCTACCGGCCCGTCGATCACGGCCGCGAAGGCAGGGACGCCCGTATCGCCGTGTCGCAGCTTGCGCTCTGAAAGCTCGTCCGCGCTGACGATATTGATGCGACCGTATCGGCTGGCGCCGTCGTGGTACAGGCTCACGAGGGAGTTGAACCCGGTCGGGAGAACATACCCCTCGCTGGCCGTGAAGTCCAACACCTGTGTCTGTCGCAGTCGGCGGTCCCGCTTCATACGGGCCTCGCCAAGGGCTATGAAGTCGGGGATCTCACTCGTCAGATCCGTCCGATTCAGCCAATTCGCTATCGCCGTCTGCAGATTGCTGTACGTCGTAATCGACATCGCCGTGCTCCTCTTCTTGGGCCCAGACATGCTGGAGCCTGTATCCAAGGACACCCTCGTGGGTGCATTCCTTGCTGAGATCGTGATCTACGTGAATCTGCCAACCAGCTTTCCGGGCCATCTCGCAGAACCAGATATCCTCGCCCATCAGGGGCTTGCCGGTCTCCTCGTCGTACTTGAACCAGAACCACGGCTTGTTCTTCGGCAGCGAGTCCAGTACCGCGGCCTTCATCAGGAGCATGCCGAAGCCTAGGGCCTCGACCTCCTCCAACCCGGTATCTTCGGGGCCGGTGCGGCAGAGCGCCGCATCGTCGCCGTGCTCAAACCGGGTCCGCTTCACTCCGACATACCGCGTGGGGATCTTCCTGGCCGCGTAATTGATGCCCACAATCGGCTTGTCGTGCGCCAGCAGGCGGATCAGCGAGTCCTTCGGGAAGGTGTGGTCGCTGTCCAGCCACAGCACGTAGTGGCAGCCTTCCTCGACCGCGTCATTCGCCAACTCCTGCCGGGCTTGGTGAACATACGTGCCCACGCAGAGTTGCGAGTAAAGATTAACGCGATCACCTACCTCGTGGATCGTGTAGCCACACATGTTCGCCAGACTGTTGGCGAAGCCAATCGGGACCATATCGTGACTTGGGATCGCTATCCGAATGTGAATTTTGTCGTCGGGAGGGATAATCATCAGATTCTTCCGGGTCGGGTGCGGAATGCACGGTTATCGGGATCGTTCAAGAACGCCTTGAACCTTGGCATGTCCAGTACTTGGCCGGACGCGGTGACGATGCCCTTGTGGATCAGGCTCTCCCAGACCACGGTAGGAATGGAGGCCACGCGCTGGCCGTCGCCCCAGCCGTTCCGGGACTCGTTGTACAAAGCCCTGTTCAGCGCCACCCTGTCGCCAACGTCCTGCTTCGCCTCTTCAATGAAGTCGGCGCCGTCGTCGGACGGGTGGAACATTCTCCGGACCTTCGTTACCGGATCGTAATCGAGTAATCGGGATTTCAAAACAGGTTCACCTCCCATGAGAGCGTCAGGCCCATGGCTACGCATGGCTGACCCGTGGTACATATTCCGGCCGTGGCGCCCAGTCCGATCTTAGGAATCAGCGGCGACAGCGGCTGGGGGCGGTCTCCAAGCACGGTCAGCAGCGAATCGGCGCTGCGCCGTGCCAGTCCTTCCGCGATCCGGAGTTGGTCGGTCGCGGAACGCTCCGCCTCAAATGCCTCCTCCAGATCTGCGTTGATGCTCTGTAGCCCAACAATAACGCTATCCCGTGGGGCGGTAAAGGGCTCGCAGTCTGCTGGGGGCGCAGGAAGCTCTTCGATCATATGGACGATGACCGTATCCTTACGCATAGCTTCTATGAAGGCGGAATCTGCGAGCGCAGAAAAGCTGGTGGCTCGTCCGTTGGCGATATCGGCTTCCGCCAATGCCGCCTCCGCACGGGCCATTTCGGTCTCGACGCGAGCTTGCCATTCGGCATCGCGCGCGCCGACATACGAGCGGACTACGAGGACCGCCGCCACTATGGCGACGGCCCCCAAAGCCCATTTGAGGAGCGTAGACACGCTCGTTGATTACGCGGACGAGAGGTCGGCAACTACACCGAGTGCTTTCTCGTTCTTGACCACCAGAGTGTACTCGCAGAGCAGGAGCCGCTTCTCAGCGTCACCCGTCTTCGCGAGCTTGATCGTCTTCATCGGCCGCAGGAATGCGAGTCCGACGTAGTCGAAGTCCAGAACCCACGCATCCCGTTCCCGCTGGAAGCGGTTGGGGATGATCCGAATGACGCCGAAGTCGGAGACATAGATGTCTACCGCTCCGATTGCCAGACCGGGCTTCGCTTCCGCAGCGCGGACAACGTCCACGTTCTGCTGGGCGATGCCGTCGAACGCGGTCGAGGCAACCGTCTTATTGTACGGCCCAACCATCAGGGTTGTCGGATCGGCACCGTTGGTCCATGCCGTCCTCAGAACGCCCTTGAACAGGGCTTCCGTGAGGGCCCGAGTCGTGCTGCTGTCGGAGAAGTCTCCAGCAGTCGGCCCGTCCGGAATACCACCGAGGCTGTTGTCGTTCGACGCGCCAGCGCCCACAGTCGTTTCGCGGTCCACGTTGCTGGACAGCCACAGGGGCAGCCCGGCCATGATGCGCGGCGTGGTGCTTCCACCAGCCGAAGTCTCGTTCGGGTACAGAACGATGGACTCCATGTCGCGCTTCAGTTCCTTGCCGCGCTTTGCCATCTGGTAGGCAAGCTCGCTCTTCCGACCGGCCTTGTCCACCGCCTCCAGCGTTCCCGACACAGCGACGGTCTTGTCGCTGATCTGCAGATAGTTACCCATCCGCACCGTGGGGGTCGCCGCGGAGACCGAAGTGTGGTCCATGCCCTCGATTCGGGCGTTGGTGCTCGTCGCGTCAGCGAGAACGTCGGTCTGCCACTCGTGCGTGGTAGCCTTCGCCTTACCGCGACTGCATCCGCTAATGAAAGGGGTGTCCATCGGGGAGATGTCGAAGATCGCGTTCTGCAGATCCTCGCGCTGCCCAATGGCGCTGTGGGCCGTATATGACCCAGTGAATACCGCATCAGCCATGAGTTAGTTCCTCCATTGTCTCCTAGTCGTCTAGGAGTGAGTCGAAGATGACGGCGGCTGCGTCCTGTACGCGACCGCTCTCTCGTAGATTGGCCCGGCGGGATTTCGCCTTCCGTGACGTCTTGCGTCCGGACGCTTTCTTGCTGGACTTTCCGGGCTGGAGAACCGGCGCGCCCTTCGCCTTGGTCTTGGCCTTCTGTTTGGCCTCGCTCAAAGCGTCCCAAGCGGCTGCCTTCTTCAACACCATGACCGTTCGGTGGTCCACGATGTTGTTAATGTCCTCCTCTTCAAACCCTAAGACCTCGACGGCGTACTTGGCGAGGCTGCGTTTCTCCGTGAGTGCTACATCGTTGTCACGCCACTCAGGGATCAACTCGACCAGCTTCTCGTTCTCCTGTGCGATCCGCTCCTGCTTCTGTGCCTCTGCGTCGGAGACCATGCGTTGGTGGAGGTCCATTCGTTCTTTCTGGACTATCTCCAGACGCTCCATCTCCTCCTTGTAGCGAATCCACGCCTGTGGGTCGTTCGGGCTAGGCTTCTCTGGGAGATTGGCCTGTATCTGCTCCGCAACTTCTTGGAGCTTCTGCCCGTACTCCATCCGTTCCCGCTGGATGGCCTCCTGCTCTGCCTTGAACGCCTTGCGCTCTGCGGCTAGGGCCTGAGACTTTTTGGTCCACGATGCTGTCCGGGAGTATCCTGCCAGCGCCTCGCTTAAGGGTATCTCCAAGTCTTCTCCGTCCACGCGGACGGTGACTGTGGGTTCCTCAGCGTCTTCTGAGCCGTCCTCCTCGTCCTCATCGTCTTCGGACTCGTCCTCCGGTTCCTCCTCCGCGTCCTCCTCTTCGTCACCCGCCGACTCGTCGTCGGTTAGGGCCTCAGAGGCTTCGTCGTCGAAGTCTTCGGTGGCTTCCTCCACGGCGGGGGGAGTTTCCTCCTCCGTACCGGCGGGGTCTTCGTCTTGCCCTTCTCCGAACGGATCGCCCGGGAGCGCGTCAAAGATCCCTGCTGCTGCCTCGTGAATGTCGTCGTAGCCGTGCAAACTCTCTGCCATTATAGCATCCTCCTAGATGCGGGGGAAGTCCCTACCGCGCGTCGGGGTGTCGCGAGGCGTATTCCCCATCTGAGATGATCCGACGCAGCATGCGCCGGACTTCCTGCAGGGCCTGTACTTGGGCCCAGTACAAATCTCGCATGTCCGGTTCCTTGGAGCCCTTCCAACTCTCGATGAAGTTGGACTCCGCCATCTGGAACGCTTTCGCCATGACCGGCCCCTCTAGGAGCCGCTTTGCTTCCGCGCCTTCGGCTACGCGATTAACCTCCCTGTCCGGTCTGTCCATTGGGTGTCGGGCCTCCCTGTCCCTGTGCTGCCATTTGCGCTTGCTTCTGCTGCATCTGCAGTTTCGCCTGCGCCTCCTTGGCGCCGGCGTCGATCACTGCCTTCGCCGCCTGCATGTCGGCCTGTATCTCCGCGTTGTTGATCTGGGCGCCGTACTGCGCCTCCGCGGTGGCCTGCTTGAGGGCGAAGTCCATCTCCATTTTGGCGACCTCGCGCTGGTGCTTCAGCGCGACCTCCTGCGCCTCAAGCTCCAGCTTCTTCTGCTCGATCTCGATCTGCGCTTGGACCAGCATCATCTGCGGATCTTGTTCGGGCTGCTGGGCCTGCTGCTGGTCAAACTGCTGCTGCTCCTGCGGCCCCCATGGCCGGTAGAAGGCGTCCGCGTTCGGGAAGCCGGCAAGCTCTACCTGCCGCGCCAGACCCTCGCGGTACTGGACGAGGTCCACCAGCGGCGAGCCCTCGTCGATCAGCATCTTCTGGTGCTGGGTGATGGCGTCGAGCAGCATGAGGCGCTCCTCCGTGCCCCCGGCCCCAAGCGCCACGTTTACGCGAATGTCCAAATTTGTATGCCATGTGCGCGGGTCCACCTCGACCCACTCGTTCCGGAGCTTCAGCGTCCGGGGCCGATCTTGGTGCTGTACCATGAGATGCAGGATCATGTTGTAAAGCTGGGCCATGCCCGTCTCTGCGAACACGCGAGCCAGCATCTCGATATGCTGTTGAGCACCGGACAGGGTGGCGGCCACGGCAGCCTTGGTGGCGCTTTGGAGGGCGTCAGCGTCAAGACCGGCAGCAGCCTTGGAGATCCCTGTCCGGTTCTCTTTCTGTTCGTCCATGTACTGGAGCATGGGGAACGCTTCCTTTCCGACGAAGCTGTGCCCCACTTCCCGCATCATGCCCGGCTTCTCGACCCGCACGATCCCGCCGATCTCGTGGTTCATCAGGTCGCCCATGTTGACTTCACTGGCGACCACCTCCGTGCGCGGGTTGAGCGTCAGGGTCAGACTGTCCAACTGGGCCCGGATGATCGCGCTCTTGACCAACTGGACGTCCATAACGTAGTCCGCGATGCTGGGCCCGATCAGGGTGTGCGGCTCCGGATCGCAGACGAAGAGCGCGAACGGGCGCTTGGAGCAGTACTCCCAGTCCACCAACTCGTGGTTGTCGCCAATCACGCGGACCTTGATGAGATCGGCCGTGCCGTCCTCGTCCTCGCTCGTGTCGGCGTACAGGTAAAGCTCACCGAACCAGCAGGTGTCCCGGGCATCATCCGCCTCGTCTTGGTACGCCTCACGGGAGTCCTGATCGAACCGGCGCTCTGTCTCCAGATCGCCGGCGGAGGCCGTGCGTCCGAACCAGACCTTGCCTTTGTGCTCCTCGACCAGATCCGGGTCGAGGCCCATGGCGATCAACTCGCTGGCCGGCACCGCGCGGACATGGCCCATCATCTCGCAGGACTCGCGGTCCCGAGCTTCCGGGGAGAAGATGAATTCCTCCGGTGGCACCGCGGCAAACTTGACCTTGCCGTCCTTGAAGGTGCGCGTGACCTTGGCGTCGTACAGCATCCCCGGCGGTGGCGGAGGCTGCGGCGGCATGCCCGGCTGTGGAGGCGGTGGCGGTGTGGGATCTGGATACTGCGCCGTCACCTCGATCTGTATGCCCTCCTCCGACTCCAGCCCAATGAGATCCTGCTCCGACAGGCCCGTGTAGGTGAAGCCCTCTGTCTTCTCCTGCTCCTCCCACCAGCCCTTGATGATGCCCAGCTTCCGGACCATGGCGTCCTTCATGGCGCCGTGGATCTGCAGGAAGCCGTTATTGTCGTGGCGCACCACTACCTCCGCAATGTCGGTCAACTGCTCCGCCAGCGCCTCGTCCTCCGGGCCGCGTGGCTGGTACTGGACCGACCGCTCCGGGCCGAAGAAGATCCGCATGAGGCTGGGCAGGATCGCCTGCACCGTGTCGCGGACGTCGGTGCTGACTACCCGGCTGCGGCCCTCGACCTCGTTGCCGAACGGGCGGCCCATGTAGTAGTCGGTCGCCTTGGCCTGCACATCCTCCAACTCCTCCTCGCGCCAGAGCAGCGCCTGTTCGGCGGCGCGCTGGGCGACACCCTCGATGCGCTCCTCAACAGAGTCGACCTCTGGCGTAATCGGATCGTCTTCGGGGAACACGCCCCTCATGTCTCCGGTCTCGTCGTATAGCTCTTCCACCATTTTGCCCCCTTAGACAATGCCCGGCAGGTTCCGGATGACAGGTTCATCCCACGCTACTGAGCCTTTGCGGCCATACCGCGCCTTGAGCGCGCCTGATGCGAACGTCAGGACGAAGGCGTCCGCGTGGTTGGGGCTCTTGTGGCCCCGCTTCTTCATTTCGGCCTTCGACTCTGCTTGTATCTTCCCTCCTGAAGTGAACGTGTACCGCGGGATAACTAGCTCCCGGCGCAGGGGCTCCAGCCCGTCTGCGAAGGTACAGCTTCGCTCCTCCAGCCATTCCCGGGCCTTGAACCACAACTCCGCCCGGAGATTCATGTATGCTTCCTTCATGCTGGCGCTCTCCGACACGTTGATGCCGCGGCAGGGGAGCCCAAGCTCCCGAAGCCGGTCCACAACGCCGGCGCCCAGCCCAATGACGTCTACCAATATCTCCTGTGGCTGTTCGGAGGGCAAGAGGTTGTTGTATTTGTGGTGGACCCGGCCCACTAGCTCCATGAGGTCCAGCGCCTTGTATTCCTCCACCCAGTCCGCGCTGAATTGGCTTCGCTGGCACAGCGCGCTGACGTCATCCCCGAACCGGGCGACGTCTAGCCCCCAGATCACCCGCTGGTTTTCCGGCACCGTGATTTCCCGCATGGCGGCGCTCTCGACCAACTCAAACGGGATGATCGTGTCGTCGTCCGCCTTCGGGAACTCGCCCAGCACCCTGACCCGGTATGCGCTGCTGTCCTCGCCGTACCGGCGCGCCACATCGTTTACGAAGTCGTCGGTGACGCGCGGACTGTCCGCCGCGCTTACGTGGACCGTGTACCACATGTCCTTCAGCTTGTGGTGCGTGTCGAAGAAGAACCCGCTGGTCTTGGTCGGGTTGCTGGCGAGGACCGTGGTCGCGTTGTGGCCCGACATGGACCCCACCGCGGCCTCAAAGATCGCCTCTTCGACACCGGACGCCTCGTCCGCGATCAGAAGTACGTGGTCGCTGTGGACGCCCTGCAGGGCCTCCGGAGACTCCCGCCGCGCCGTCCGGGCGCTGAAGAAGCTCTCGTCGGGGGCGGCCTTCAAGCTGATTCGGTCGCTCTTGGTTTCGTACAGCTTCTGCAAGGGCTCTGGCAGCTTGGTGAACCACGCCATGACCTCAGAGAACAGGGCGTCGAACAACTGGCCCCGGGTGGGGGCCGTCGCCACCGTCTTCTGCGGGAAGCGGAACAGTAGCTGGTACAGGACCAGCCACGACGTTACCGCCGTCTTACCGGGCCCGTGGCAGGAGCGGATCGAGATGCGACGCTCACCACGGCCGTAGGCACGTAGAATGCCGCGCTGCCATGGGTCGATGCCGCCCACGCCCGTTTCCGGGTCAGGCACCACGCCCAGCACTTCCCCCACGAATCGCTCTGGCCCTGTCTCACCGGCTAGGGGTCCGTAGCGGGATACGAACTCTAGGAGAACCTGTTGGCCGTTTAACGATCCCATGTTAATCTCCCCGGCTCATAGCCAGAATCCTATATTAATCCCGAAACGCCGCCAGCGGGGCACACTTGAGCCGCCGCCTATGTCGGGAATATGCATTTCAAAGGCGCTGATTCGGGCCTTGGCCGGTGTGCCGGGCACCTCGTATTCCGTGGCGCTGATTCGGGCCGCGCGACCGCCATTGGGCGTCTCCAACTCGACGGCCGATACGCGGGCCGTGCGACCGCCGTTGGGAAGCTCAAACTCCACCGCGCTGACGCGGGCCGAACGATCCCCGGCGTCGGGCGTCTCGATCTCAAAGGCCGAGATCCGCACCGCACGACCGCCGTTGGGAAGCTCAAGCTCCACCGCGCTGACCCGCACCGCGCGAGCGGCATTGGGGGTCTCCAATTCCACCGCGCTGACCCGCACCGCGCGACCGCCATTGGGCGTCTCCAATTCCACCGCGCTGACCCGCGCGCTACGGCCGGCGTCTGAGGTCTCCAACTCCACCGCGCTGACGCGGGCCTTGCGCGGTGCGCCACCTGTGGTGGCTAGTGTATCGAAGACGATCTCTGTCAGGAAGGCGCCGTCCTGCAGCGCCACGCCCAGATCATAGGTCGTGCCCGCGGCCAGGCCCTCAAAGGTCCATGTGGTCGTGCCCGCCGGCAGGCTGGCGTAGCTGATCCAGTTGACATCGCCGTCTTCGCGATAGAACAGTCGAACGGTGTAGTCCGGTGTGTTGGGATCAGCCCATGTCAGGTCTATAGTCGTGTCGGTAGCGCCGCTTGCCACCACGGAGGTGGGTTTGAGGATTGGCACTTCCAACTCGACGGCCGAAACTCGTGCCGCGCGGTTGGTGTTGTCTGGCACCTCCAACTCGACCGCGCTGACCCGCGCCGCCCGCCAACTAGTCGGGTTGGGCACCTCCAACTCGACAGCCGAGACGCGAGCCGTGCGGTCTGTGGTGGGCGCGCTGTATTCGTCCGCGCCGATGTCCCAAACCACGGTGGCATCAGGCACCTCCAACTCAACGGCCGAAACTCGTGCCGTGCGACCGCCGGTGGGGGTCTCAAGCTCTGCGGCCGATACGCGGGCCGTGCGAGCGGCATTGGGCGTCTCCAACTCCACGGCCGAGACCCGCGCTGCACGGGCGGCATTGGGCGTCTCCAACTCCACGGCCGAAACTCGTGCCGTGCGAGCGGCATTGGGCGTCTCCAACTCCACGGCCGAAACGCGGGCCTTGCGCTGGTTGGCCTCTGGCACCTCCAACTCGACCGCGGAGACGCGGGCCGCGCGATTGGCCTGTGGGACTTCAAGCTCAACCGCGGAGACCCGCGCTGCACGACCGCCGTTGGGCGTCTCAAGCTCTACGGCCGATACGCGGGCCGTGCGAGCGGCATTGGGGGTCTCCAACTCCACGGCCGAGACCCGTGCTGCACGACCGCCGTTGGGCGTTTCAAGCTCAACCGCGGAGACCCGTGCCGTGCGCGCGGCATTGGGGGTCTCAAGCTCGACGGCCGACACTCTGGCCGCGCGGTCGGTGCTGGGCGCTACGCCGTCGTACTCATCGGCGCCAATGTCCCAGCCCGTGGGCGCGGTCCAATCCGGCACCTCCAACTCCACGGCCGATACGCGGGCCGCTCGCGGCGGGGTGGGTGCGTTGGGCGTCTCCAATTCCACCGCGCTGACCCGTGCTGCACGGGCGGCATTGGGCGTTTCAAGCTCAACCGCGGAGACCCGTGCTGCACGGCCGCCGTTGGGCGTTTCAAGCTCAACCGCGGAGACCCGCGCTGCACGGGCGGCATTGGGCGTCTCCAACTCCACGGCCGAAACTCGTGCCTTGCGGTCTGTTGCGCCGTCCGGAACCTCCACCTCGATCCACGACACCTTCGTCCCGATGTTGGCTACCGACAGGCCGACTTGAACGGTCAGCGTGTCCCAGTCGGAGACCGCAGAGGTCAGGAAGGTGTCGGTGGCCTGATCCCACGGGCTGATGCCATCGTCGCCCGGATTGACAATGGTGGCTGTCGCCAGTGTGCCGTTGGTGGCGTCCACCACGCTGACGTTGACCGTCGCGGTCTTGTTCGTCCGGAGCCGTGCGGACGAAATTCTGAGCGTACAGGTGCCGCTGGACGGCGTGAGCGCCGGGCTTGAAAGCCCCAGCACCATGTTGGTGCCGGACGAGGCTGAATCTATGTAGTCGGTATTGTCGTTGCTGGTGGTCTCGTCCACATCCGTGTGCGAGCCGGACCACACACCCTGCGTGTCAACGCTGTTCGGGCGTAGATACTGTGCCATCAGCGCCTCCAGCCTATAGACGCACCACCACCACTACCCGGCGGGGTCGCATTTTTAGATACCGTTGTCCCGATAGGCCAAAGAAAACGGGCCATAAGTAGCCCCCTCCTTGGCTAGATCAGGTGCTCTGGTTGGCTACGAACCTAACCTGCAGGTCGCTGTAGTCGGTGATCGAGTCTGCCTCGACGCCCGAAAGGGTGTAGGGCGTGGCGGTCGCAAACGTCTCAGACAGGTTGGTGTCCGACTGAGAAGTGATCTCCGTGCCCTGCGAGCCCTCGCCCGTGTAGCCCTGCCGGATCTGGACCGTCAAGTCGATCTGACCGCCCGAGGCCGCGTCCTTGGCCCTGCGCCAGCGCAGAATGTGGCTGGAGCTTGACACCGGGTCCGAGACCGTGGACAGGTCGAACGCGGAGGCGCTGCTGGACGGATTGGCTTCGGACTCGATGTAGGTCGTGTCGTCGCCCGATCCGATGGTGCCCGGCGTACCCGGCACGATGTCCAGATACATGTCCACGTTGCTGGCGCCATGATCGACCCAATTGCCATCCGTGATGTCGGCGCTGGGGGTTGCATACTGAGCCATAGTCTACCCTCCGTTGGTAAATAGCTCGCCCTTGACCTTGGACGTTCCAAGGATCTGTTTTGCGACGAACCACCGCGGTCGTCGCCACTCTACTATCTGAAGCCCGTGGTGCCGCGCAAAGCGAAGGCGGCGCCTGTGGCCGCCTTTTGGCAGGAACGGGATACTGAAGCCGAAGTTGGGGGTGAAGCGGATGTAGTTGTCGCCCCGTTTGTCCAGTTTGAGCATGCGAATCCGCTGCTGGCGCCATGTGATGCCGGCCTCTTTCCGCTGCTGTCGAGTCATCTTCGTCTTGATAGGTGTGGTCATCCTCGTGTCTCCCCGTCGATATCGTCGGTGAAAGAAAGGACCGCGTCGCCGGATAGGTCTGTGCCCGCGCCGATGCCGCTATCACCGGCCGTGAGATGGTAGTCGCGGCTGGTTAGTGTCGCGTTCGTATCGTCTACATAGTTGATGGTCGGGGTATCGTTGCCGTCAATCGAGTTTGTACCCCAGTTAGATGGGATCGTGGTGGACTCGTCGGTCAGGTTATAGTCTGAATCGGCGGCAATGTCTTCGCCATTACAGATCGAGGTCGCACAGTTTGTGATCCGGGTATTTTTGAGTACGGTCTTAGTGCCGACTGTATTGATGCCGATGTCGCAATCATCAATCGTGCAGTTATATATGTATCCCCACGGTTGGGCATTCCACCTGATTCCCGTGACTCCCGTGCCGGTGTATCCGTAGACGACACAGTTGCTCATGTACAAGTCCATGTCAACATTGGACAGATTTACACCGTGGTTTGATGAGCTATTGCCAAAGAGGATACACTTCTCTAGCCACATCCACCCGGTATGAGCGGCTGTACCAGCCCCAATATTAGCAGTTACGCCAGTCGTATTCGTACCGTCAAGAATCAAACCGCTGACGCGCAGGTTCAGCAGAGAGTCGTCCGCGTCCATCGCGATGCCTATGCCCGAACCACTTGGCTTCAACCGATACGAGCTTGTACCATATTTACCGCCGTGGTTCTCTACAGCTTGGAGCCAGACATAGTAATCACCATCTGTCACCCATGTCTGACCAGTTGGGTCAACTGTGGTCGTGTCTTCCTGATTGTAGCACTCGACAATTAGTCGGCCGGGGCCACCCAAGTAGTAGGATGCGGAAGTAAGGTCTGCTGCCTCCGCCGCAAGCGCAGCTTGGATAGTCGCGTAGGTCTTGCTGGGGCCTACTGTTACAGTTTTATCTGCCATCTATCAGTCTCCTCCCGGGAACCAGCTAGGCGTGTCGGTCCAGACGATAGCATGGCTCCACCAAGCGTGCTCGTTGTGCGGGAAAACCCCGCCATGGTCCTTATTCGCACCGATCCGAAGCCTCTGCATATAGCCGAGCGTGTCGGTGCGGATCTCAAAGCTGTCGCGGACGTTATCTACATACAGAGAGTCGTCCAGCCAGAACGCATACCGCCCGTCCCATGTATCGAGGTCGGTGGAATGCTTGACGTAAAAGCGAGCACGGTGCCACTTGTTGTCGAATGTCTGATGAACAAGTTTGACCTTGACGCCCGGGTCCCAGTCGAGATCCGCTGTCACGTTGTTCGATGGTGGTGCACCCGCCGTGTTGATCCAACGCAGTCCGCTGTCTCCCGGTAATCCGACGCCATCTCCGCCGCCATACGCCCAATGAAGCTCGTGAGTGCCAGCGCTATTCGGCCCCACGCCCGCGCCCATGAGAATCCACATCTGACGGCCGTAGTTACCGCCCTCGCTGTCATAGTTAAGCTCGTTGAATTTCCAAGCGCATGGCGTGTCGTAGTTGATGTAGCCGGTGGTGTCTGCATCTTGCCCGGTCGTGTACGGCAGATTGGCCGCGCCCCATACGGAGTCGTATGAGCAGGGGTACGCATCGGCACTCAATCGGAACGAGTATTCCCACCAAAGCTCGCGCATACTGTCGGGGGTCGCGCCCTTGTTAGCGATGTTATTGTGCAGAGCCATGCCAATCGTCTGCGCGTCACAGCCGCTTCCCTCTACGTCCTCGCAATCGTAGCTGTCGTAGATATAGTTGTACTGCATCGCCTTACTAAGGTTTGCGTAGGATGTCGAGTCTACAAGCGATGCCTTCCAAGGCACCCCCGAGAAGGTCGAGGAGTAGTAGCCATTCGGCCCATCAGC